CTCGTACTTGGTGAATAATTAAGATTTCCATCAATTTCTTCACATTCTAACCACGGTTGAAATTGTCCCCAACCAATAGTTATTTCGAAATCTTCGGCTTCAGCTATATCAATAACCCTAGAATAATTAGTATTATAATCAATATTTGCTCCTAATGATCTAGGATCATATCGAATTAACATCCTACCTTTATGATATGCTGATTTAACTACTTGAAATCTAAATTTGATTGAACCTTGCCAATATTTAAATAACTGAGCCATATGACACATAGGTGTCATATGCAACTCTCTTCTTAATGTTGGTGTTGTGTAATTAACACTACCAAATAAATCTGGTGCTACACGACAATTCCACAACATATCACCTGGATTAGCATCACTAGTCCAATTAAATGTTGTCAAATAAGATTCTCTCTTAACATAATCAATAACTCCCATTTCATCTCTAGCTTCTAAACCAGTTACTCGTGGATCAATTGTTACTTCATTTTTAGAATCAAAAGTTAATTTGACTACAGCATCAGCTGCATCAATATTTGCTACATTGCCCGCAGGCATTGGTTTCATTATTCCAGGATCAGTTAAAACTGCTGGTCTGCTGTAACCAAATAATCTAGCTATATCACCAACTTTTGTTGCTACCATTTCTGTTGCTCTTGCATAAGGCATTATAAGAGGTATGCTCTTTAATGCTCCTGCAGCTTTAGCTATGGCGCTAGCTGGTTTTGAGATTATACCTTGACCATATTCATCACCTGAATTCATTACTCCAGATTGTGATGTCAATGGTGGTAAATCTCTTGATGTAGGCATAGTTAATGTAACTTCAGTTGCCCATAAATATACATTTATGGTTACTGGATTACCTCCATCCGTATGTCTCAAATTACCAAATGACCTCAATGTCACTTCACCTAAATTATCAGCAATATTAGCTAATGATTCAGATACCGAAATATAATTGTCTTTATAAAAATATGGTAATTCTAACACTCCTCCCGCATTCAGCGTAGGATTTAGAAAGATATGTGGTTTCTGTGATGCTCCAATTAAATCTGCATCAAACACAGTACCAAAACCTCTCTCAATTGTTACTTCATCAAATCCATTTAATGGATTATATGATACTAAAGCACGACCATAATGAAATGGTGTTCCACTAATTAAAACTTTCATATGTAAATTCATACGTAACAATTCAAAATTTTGTATTTTATTTCTAATAAATGGATTACTCAAATAAGCAGACCATGGTTTAATTGTTTCAAACAATGGTTGATCTACTGCCCATTGATAAGTAGCAATATTAATAGGTCGACTTAAAAAGTTGCCTAAATCACTATCTTGATTATTTGCAAGATTAAAAGTTGAATCTGGTTGTGTTGGTACCTTCGTACTCCAACCTGCTGATTCATCAGCAAATGTAGTGATTTGTGCTTTTGTATTATCCTCAGCTTTAGTAATATTAACTGTTGCTGATTGAGAATCTAAAACTTGTGATTTTTGTAAATATTGCATTTGTAAAACTAAATATTTCTTCTTCAATTTTCTTACATGTGCATATTTACGTGCCACATCTTTCTCTAATTGGTAAATTCGTACCAATGCCGATTCCAAAGTATAAGGAGTTTGGACCACTCCATTGTGCATTTTTAAGTCCAATACACTAGGACATTTTGTAGTATTAGTAATGCTATTCATTAGTATATAATATAAATATATGCATCAATATAATTATATCAGAGCTTCTCTTATTTGTAATTTCAAATTACTCCGCTAAATAGCGGTACTTCTCGAGGGAAGTTCAAGACAAATGAGTTTTCGTAATACATAATAGGTTTGGAAGTTACCTATTATGAATTCGTAACTACCTCACCTGGGTTCTTTGGTTTTAATCGCATGTTTCCAACGCGATGTTATTAAATTTAATCCTCTAATTTTTATCTTGGGGATAAGGATTTTCATCCCATTCGTAATTTGCACAATATTTAAGAATCTGTTCCTTATAAGTTGGAAATGACCCTACTAATCCTGCAATATTACATTCTTCAGCTACTTTCAAAAGTTGTTCTCTCTTCATATTGTAAATATCTTTACCATAGTGAGAATATTTATCAAGAGCATCTTTAATAGTACATGCAGCATGTAATTCTTCTGAAATAGCAGATCTACCATGAGCATGTAACATTTTTGAAATGGATGATTCATCAATAACTGCACGATACAATTTTAATTCATCATCCCATACTGCATTATGTTTCAAGAAACCAGCCTCAGATCCATTAATAAATGGTACAGATTCAGCTTCTTTATCAGCCATAGTGTATGTAATATCACTTTCAGCTAAAACTCGTGCAATATTAGTATGATTGTATGCATCATAACCTTTCTTTACAGACATAATGTTATCATCTCCATAGGTTAATAATGATACAACATTTGCATATAGTGGAACTCTCCACCATTTTTCTTCTTGGGCAATTTTGTAATATACATAACGCATATATAAACTATTTACCAAAGAATTAATGACTACCGTCAAAGGATGTCCAGATGGATTAGATCCATAAAATTGTACTAATGTTCCAAAATAATCATAAGTGGGAGAACAAATCTCAGTTGCAATACCACGCATAATCATTAAATCATCTGAATCATAATGTCCACTACGTTCAGCTAAGTTAATCAAAATTTTAAAACTAGCTAACATAAATCTTGGAGACATTCGTCCATCAAAAGATTTGTAATCTCCTGCTACAACTCTATCTTCTCCAAATTTATATACATGCTTCATCATGGAAGTCCACTCAGGTGATTCAACATTCAAACCTACTGCACATTCAAAAACTTTCTTATTTTCTTGCATCAATGCTGAAATAGTTAAAAAATATTTCCTAACTAACATTGTAAAATAAATATTACTTCCTGCAAATACACGAACTTTCTTCTTTCCAATCTTTGTAGGTTCATCTTTTAATGAAGCTTTAAATACTGCATTAATCCTTTCACCTCTGAGTAAACATTCTTCTAGTTTAGCAATTTCTTGTAAAACTTTAGGATCAATATCACGTGGACATGAAATTCCTTCTACTTTCCTATCTGAAACACTAACCAATTTTGATTTTGGTCCAGCCATAGGAAAACCACAAGAAGTTGCAAAATTCATAGCATAATTCCTGTAGCTCCATCTAATCCAGCTAAAACAATATCATCATTCAATTTTCCTAATTTATGTAATTTGTCACTCAAATTAATATTTAAAGTAGTTTCATAATCTACAACTGCTTTATCAATCAATTCAGGTTCAAATTTATGTGCTGTATGTGTTTTATTTTCAATATCTACTTCCTTGTGCATAATATCCTTCATCATGAATGGTTTATCGTGCTTTCTCTTAAGTCCTAAATGTTCTTCTACTTTTTCTGAAATGGATGAAACTACCACTTCTGATTTTGGAGTTGAAACTGGCCTATTATGAGCTCCATAAACAATACATCTAGCATCATAATCCAAATTATTTGTAACACACATATTGTGTGGCTTCTCTAATGGTCCTACATCAATATCTCCAATTACAGTATCAAATGCCTTTCCTGCATGTGATGGTAAAACAGATGGTCTACTTGCAATTTGATCAATAGCAGTTAAAATTTGTTTTCTTGTAACAAATCCAGCTGCTGCAGTATAATCTTTTCCACCTAAATGAAATCCGCCAATAAATGGCATATTACGACTATCTCTACCTACAAATGTGGCCATACACAATCCTTGAAATGTTTTATTGGGAAAATAATATGTAAGTGATTCAAAACTACCTCCTAGAGTAGTTGTACTAACATTTCGTGTTCCTAATAAATTCCTATAATATTTAATATCACCTTGATCATTATATACCATATCGCCAACAATTTGTTTTCCTTTTGCTATGTTGTCTGGAAAATAAGCAGTCAAATCTCTTTGATCACCTAACTCTGGAACATACCATAAACACAAATCAGTTGTTGGAATTCTATAACATGATTTCTTAGAAATTGTAATTTTCTTAGGATTAGCACCTGGTTTCGTAATAATTGCGTCAGCGGTATAATCTGGTATTACATGTGATGGTAATAACATCATATTTCCTCTTACTGGTAAACAATTGCAAAATCTAGTTGCACCATTATTTAATTTCACATGAATCATCATAATTCTCCTACTAACAATATTGACCAATTGATCTGGTGTTGTAGATCGTGCCGTACCAACTATATTTGGGTTAAATGCAAAACGTTTATAGCGTTCATGTTCATCCCAAAATTCTGATACTTTAGCCTTCTTATTCAATTCAACTTCGTCTACTTGTGGTATAATGCACTCAGCAGCTTCTGATGACAATAATTTATAAATAAATTTGATTATTGCACCAATCGCAATCATAGTAGTAATACCTCCTAACAAAGTAATAATTTTTGTTTTTTGCATCATAGACATGTTTTTCAAATAATAACTTGGTTTCTTTAAATTTCTAATTTTAAATACAACATAATAACATAATAATTTATAAAAAATAATTTGCATAAATGGTAAAGACATCAACAAAGTAGTAAAAACAATTGTGTTAATACCCTTGCATGCAAACATAAATGTGTACAAAGCTAGTAAATAAACACTAATGTCCTTATAATATCTAGCTAATATCCACTTTTTAATAATATTCATTTTCATAACTTTCATTGATAAAATACTAAGTTTGTATAAAATTAAATCTTCTAATTGGTAATATTTACTCAAAATGTTGTCTAAAACACCAAATTCTGAATCCAAAATTTCGTCTTTCCTTCTCATATTAATTGGAAAACCTTCATCATCCAATTCAATATCAACATTACCACGTTGAGTATCTACAAAACTTTTTTGTTCTGCGAAATGTTTAGCAGTAGCATATTTAAGATAATCCAGAAATGTAAAAATATCAATATCTCTCATTTCACGTCCTTTATATACAATAGGTACATATGTTACATTTGGCACTTTATTAACACCACGAGCAATATTACCTGCCATCAAAATTGGACGTTCCAATGTAAATAATGCAAAATCAGGATACATACTTCCTTCAAATGCTTGCATCATTTTACCTGTGTCCAACATTTCCGAATCTGGTAATTGAAAATCAGGATGTACTTTTTGTGTAACAGTAATATCAAATCTTCGTGCAATCGATAATGGTTCATTCGAATAATAACTTGCATTCAAATGTTTTACATTAGTTGTTGCCAATACTACACGTGGTTCAATCATAACATTTCCTTTTAAATCAGCATTCGGATTCAATGCTGCTTGTGGTGAATTATTAATAAATTGAATAATTTTTGCCAAAGGATTTCCTTCTGTTGATTTAATTGAACTATTACAAAGATCGTCTAATATAACACCTGTATGGTGTGTCCTAAATTCAGATTGAAATTTGTCAGTTTCATTTAAAACAATTACAGAATTAGCTGATGCAGGAAATCCGTTCACTTTCAAAATATAACGTGTAACTGCATTAGCAATAGAAGATTTTCCTACAGATGATCCTCCAAACAATAATATACCATAAGGTTTCATCCTAATAAAATCTTTCTGTGATGCAATACGTGATGTTTGCAATTTCTTCAACTCAACCAATTTTGGTGTGTAATAACTTCTCTCAGTGTTGGCACTAATATTACTACTAGCCATATCAATTGCACGTTGTAAACGTAAATCGAATTCCTTTACATCACCTGCTTCACATTTCTTTCCTGTTTCAAGTAAGACCCATTGTGATACTACATAAGCATAATCTTCCTCGAATATGCCATCGATAGCATCATCATAAAAAGCCTTAAAACCTTTTGTTGGTACATCTTTACATGCGGATAAAAACATCATAATAAACTTATAACAAGCATTCAATAAATCAAATGGTTTAACTTTCTTTCTCAAATGACTTGGTGCATAAAGTTTGAATCCTTTATATTCAATAGAAAAATTTTCTAAAATTTCTAAAGAAATTAACATATCTAAAATCA